CTCAGCAGGCCTGCAGCCGGTGCCATAGAGCAGGAGAAGCAGCAGACGCTCCTGGGGCAGCAGGACAGCAGAACGGAGTGCCTTTTTTTCTTCTTCGGTAAGCGGGCGTTTTTCATTTTTGACGTGCCTGGGGAGATCTATATCAACCACAGGGCTCCGGAGGATGATTCCGTCACGAATTGCAGAATTAAAAATTTGCTTGACGGTAAGCAGGATCATCTCGCAGGTCCGGGGACGATCCGCCCGGGCATTGATCTGCCCCTGGATCATAAGGCGGGTGACATCCTTCAAAGGAACCCGAGCCAGCAGGTCAACATGATTTTTCAAAACGCTTTCATACATCGCACGGGTGGCAACGCCGCGATTCGCTTTATAAACGGATAACCACTTCCTGGCATACTCGCCAAAGGTAACGGCACGAGCCAGGAGAAGCCCCTGCGCCTGTTCCTGTTTTGCCTTCATAACCAGGTCGTCAAGTTCCCGGACGCTCCGGGCGCTTAAGTATTTACATTTAGGCTTACCGTCCGGTCCATAACCGAGCAGGACCTTTGTGCGGTAATAGCCGCTTTTTTGCTTGGAATATTTCGCCATTTCAATCACCTCCCTGAACTACATCATAAGACAGCCGCCCGTTTTTGTAAACCAAAAGAGAACGGGCATGATTATTTTCATTGACTACCATCAGCACAAGATCAGCATCAGGAGCAAGCGTTCGGAGTTGACCGAAAAGTTGCTCCGCAAGATCACGAGTGGAAATTTTGAACGTTTCCCAGCTTTCAAGACTTGCCTCGTCCCCTTCGTATGCCTTTTTAGCCCCGGCGGTTAGTCCATCATACCAGAGCTTCACCGTCATAGTATTTTCGGAGTGGCTGATGGTATAATCTAAAGTATTTGAAGCAAGGAGCGCATTCATATAAATCTGGGCGTTTTCCATTAGATCTTCATCGCTAAAAATCCATTTTACAGCAATAAAGAAAATAACACCAATCAGGACAAGGCCCAGGAAGTAAGCTATAAAAGACGCCCGAAATGCGCCTTTGTCAACAACAGGACCATCCGCGTCGCGTTGATATGCCATAAAAGCCTCCTATTCTGCTTCCCTGGCTTCGATATCGGAAGCAATACCAAGTGCAAATTCAACAAGGTGCCGTGTTTTAGGATCCGCTTTTCGGTATGAGACGATAAGTTCCTCTTCAGGATGAGAAAGAATAATATCACAATTTTCTTTTTGCGCTTGTTCTTCTAAATATTCTATAAAACCGGCAACCCGAGGATCATGAAGTCTGGCTTCCTGGAGAGCTGCCACCCATTCGGTCTCGGCGTTTTCATATAACGCAGTGAGAGGAACCCGAAACAGTTTAGACAGCCCAAGCAGGACACTGGGTGAAACTTTCTTAATCTGCCCGCTTTCATAACGGGAAATTGTAGCCTCAGAAACACCAAGACGAACCGCAACATCGTTTTGAGTTAAGCCGCTTTCGGTTCGCAGTCTTTTTATTTCTTCACTTTTTATAATCATTTTTAAAGCCTCCTTTTATAACGCCATTGTACAAGATGTATCGGCAAAAATCAATAAAAAGTTTACATCAATGCAAAAAAAATAAAAAAAGACTTGCAAAAATTTTGCATAAGTGATAATATACAGACATGCAAGAAATATGAAAATTCACAAAGGAGGAAACCAAAGAATGAGAAATATTGACAGTAAAGCGTTCAGAAAAGCGATGATTGACGCAGACTTCGAGAACCTGGTCCAGCTTGAAGAAGGAACCCAGGTCAACAAAATCACCTTATCAAACATTATAAAAGGGGATCAGAAGCCATCATATGACACCATCGCGAAGCTTGCAGACGCTTTCCATCTTACGTATGAGGAAATTGGACGTATTTTTTTTACAAATGACCTTGCATAAATGCAAGAGAAACGCAGAAAGGATGGAAAAGAATGAAGAAAAAACTGGAAATTGCAGGGCAACGATTTGGACGACTTACAGCCCTGGAAGAATCAGGAAAAAAAGGAAGCCTTATCGTTTGGAAATGCCGTTGTGATTGTGGGAAAGAAATCGCTGTTATAGGTTCATCTTTGACAACAGGACATACAAAATCATGCGGGTGCTATAAATCGACTGCAATCTCAAAGGCAAAAACAATTCATGGAGAAACAAACACAAGACTTTATCACATTTGGGCAGGAATAAAAGCAAGATGTAACAATCCTCACAAGGCGTGTTTTTCCTACTACGGCGGTCGAGGTATTAAATACTGCTCAGAATGGGAAGAGTTCGAACCTTTTAAGAGATGGGCAACGCAAAACGGATATTCTGACAAATTAACGATTGATCGAATAAACAGCGACGGAGACTATTCTCCCGAGAATTGCAGATGGGCAGACCGAAAAACACAAAGCCTCAACAGACGAAGTGCGCGTTTGATTACATACAGAGGAGAAACTAAATCACTGATTGAATGGAGCCGTTTATATTGTATCGATCGAAACACCATAAAAAGCCGCTTAAAAAGGGGCTGGAGTATAGAGGATGCGTTAACGCATAAACTTAAAAAATCCCGTTATGGTTAAAACAAGGAGGAGCAATGGGACAGATTATCAAAGCGACAAAGCTCAGGGACCGGGGATTTTCACGGTGCCAGATTCAGCAGCTATGCCGGATGGAAGGCTCGCCGTTCTACCAGATAACCGAACGAGGCGCCTGGTGGTGCGACACCGACAAGCTCGACAAATACCTGGATAAATTAGCACGAGAGAAGGAGACAATCAATGGATGACGACAGGATGACAAGCAAGGATTTAATTTTACTTTTTAGCATACTCGGGATGACGTTATCAATTTTGATGCTGGTCGGCATTTGCGGAGGTTTAGATCAGGACAAGATCACATTCGCAGAGGCGATGAAAAAGAGCGCAATCTGGATGGTTGTTTTTATAGCTTCAGTGTTCGGCATCATAAAGGGAGAAAAAGAGGAAGAATGAGCAAGATCAAAATGGTGACATACCGGAGCCGCAAAGGATGGCTTGATCACCGGACAGGGATCGGAGGCAGCGACGCAGCATCCATTTTGGGGCTTAACCCGTGGACCACTAACCTGGATATTTACAACTACAAGACAGGGCGAGACATCCCGCCGGACATTTCCCAGAAGGAAGTCGTCAAGTTCGGACACGAGGCCGAGGCTTCAATCCGCAGGCTTTACGCTTTAGACCACCCGGAGATGAAGGTCGAATACAAGGCAAACAACAGCTGGACGAACGAAGACCTGCCCTGGGCGCAGGCTTCCCTGGACGGATGGCTGACAGACAAAGATGGACGCTTCGGGATCCTTGAGATCAAAACGACGGAGATCATGAGGGACCGGGACTGGGACAAGTGGAAGGGACACATCCCGCAGAATTATTTCTGCCAGACTTTGCACTATATGGCGGTATTAGAGGCGCAGTTCGTAGAGCTTCGGGCTTATATAAGATATCACAGCCAGGGTGAGAAAAGGATCGCGATCAGAGACTACCACATCGAAAGAACGGACGTGGCGGAAGATATAGAGTTCCTGATAGAGAAGGAGCGGGACTTCTGGGAAAACCACGTCGAGAAGAAAATCCCTCCGGCTTTAATATTGCCGGAGTTGAAATAGATAAAAAACACACATCCAAGGAGGACACAAGATGGAGTTAAAAATTAATTCCTACCAGCTTCCGGAAGCCATAAGCTTCAATTTTGAGGAGCTGAAGAACGAGCTGCAGGTGAAAACGGATCAGTATACAAAGCTGGTCTACACCGAGGACAACATCAAGACGGCGAAGGAAGACCGGGCAGACCTTAACCGCTTGAAGAAGGCACTCAACGACGAGCGCCTGAGACTGCAAAGGGAATATATGAAACCCTTTGAAGGATTTAAGAAGCAGGTCGACGAGATAATCGGCATTATTGACCGGCCGGTGCTTGCGATCGACAGACAAATCAAGGAATACGAAGCCATCAAGCAGGAAGAGAAGAGGCAGAAGATCGAGGAGATGTTCAACTCGTTATTTTTCCCGGAGTTTGTAAAGCTTGACGAAAAGATCTTCAATCCCAAGTGGCTGAACGCTTCGGTCAGTTTGAAGCAGATCGAGGACAGCCTGCAGGAGACCAAGGCAGAGATCATCCGGAACTGCCAGACGCTGGCGACACTTCCGAGCTATTCCCACGAGGCGGTCATATATTACCAGAGAACCCTGGACGTGACCGGAGCCCTGGCAAAGGTAAGAGAACTGACCGAGATCGAAGCAGCCAAGAAGAAGATGCTTGAAGAGGATAAGGCAGCAGAACCGGAGAAGCCGGCACTGATAGAGGTGGCACCTGTAGAAATACCGGTCATGGAAGACGCACCGGAAGAGCCCAGAATGTGGGTGGTTTTTGAGGCATACCTTAACAAAACGCAGGCTGCAGCGCTTAAGACATTTTTTAACGCAAACGGAATCGAATTTAAAAGAGCAATAGTGGAGGGATAAAAACATGGCAGTATCTAACAGCTTAACAACCAAGGCCAACCAGAAGATGGGCATGACCGCATATTTGACACAGGACGCAGTGAAGAACCAGATCAACAACGTGATCGGAGGAAAGAACGGAACCCGCTTTATAACTTCGATCGTTTCTGCAGTAAACGCAAACGAGCAGCTGCAGCAGTGCACCAACCAGAGCATCCTCAGCGCAGCACTTCTCGGAGAAAGCCTGAATCTTTCACCTTCACCGATGCTCGGCTATTACTACATGGTGCCCTTTAACGACAAGAACAAGGGCAAGGTCGCACAGTTTCAGATCGGATATAAAGGACTTATACAGCTGGCCATCCGTTCCGGACAGTACAAAAAAATAAACGTAATGAGCATAAAGAAGGGCGAGCTTGAATATTTCGATCCTTTGAACGAGGAGATCAAAGTCAAGCTTATGGTCGACAACTGGGACGCCAGGGAGAAAGCCGAAACAATAGGCTACTATGCCATGTTCGAGCTTGTAAACGGTTTTAAGAAAGCCATTTACTGGAGCAAGGAGCAGATGGAAGCACATGCCCTGCAGTATTCCCAGGGATACAGAGCAAAGAAGGGCTACACCTTCTGGGAGAAGGACTTCGATGCCATGGCGCACAAGACGCTGCTCCGCCAGATCTTGAGCAAATGGGGCATTATGAGCACGGAGCTGCAGGCAGCAGTCGAAGCAGACGAGGCGGTCATAGAAGAGGACGGCTCCAAGACTTACGTCGACAACGAGGAGATCATAGACGTGCCGGAGACAAAACCCGCACCCGCAGAAGCACCGGCGAAGGAAGAGACACCCGCAGAGGATCCTGCTGCCGCCCTTTTTGGAGGTAACTGATGGCGATATACAAAACTTGTGACCAGTGCAAGAAGGAGTTTAAAACGTACCCTTGTTATGAGAAGCGGAACCGGGAACACCGGTTCTGCTCCAAGGCATGCGAGATGGATTATAGAAAATATAACAACACTCGCGAGACTTGGAAGGGCGGGCATATAGGAGCTACGACAGGATATCAATACATCAGGATAAACGGCAAGGATGTGGGCGAGCATATTCTTGTGGCAGAAAAGAAAATCGGCCGGAGATTGAAACCCGACGAAGTAGTTCACCATGTCAACGGAAACAAAACAGACAACCGCCCGGAGAATTTACAAGTCATGACAAATTCGGAGCATGTAAAACTTCATCACCCTAAAACAAAAAGCCTGCTTCCATGCAGGAGATGCGGCAAAGAAAGACTTCTGCACGGTAGAGGCTTATGCGGTAATTGCTACAAAACAGTATTAAAAAAAGGAGAACTTCAGCAATGGGATTTTATCGTTACTCAAAATACCACTCGAAAAGGGTTGTCATAGACGGCATAGAGTTCCAGAGCAAGAGGGAAGGCGCCCGATGGCTTGAGCTTAAGATGCTGCAGAGGGCCGGAAGGATATCCAACCTGGAGCGACAGAAGAAGTTCGTCCTGGTTCCGGCCCAGTACGAGGCGGACATCATAGGACCGAGAGGCGGAAAGAAGAGAGGGAAGCTCCTGGAGCGAGAAGTCGCCTATATTGCAGACTTTGTTTATTGGGACGAGGAAAAGCACGAGTTCGAGGTCGAGGACACCAAGGGCGTCAGGACGCCGGAATACATAATCAAGCGCAAGCTCATGCTTTGGATTAAAGGAATACAAATTATTGAGGTATAAGATGGAAAAGGGCTGGATTTGTTTAAATAGATCCCTGCTTGAACACTGGCTCTGGCAGGACAAACCATTTTCGAGAGGACAGGCATGGATCGACCTGCTTCTTTTAGCAAACCACGACAACAACAAATTTTTGCTTGGAAACGAGCTGATCACCCTGGAGCGCGGGGAGTTTGTAACATCGGAAATTAAGCTGATGGAGCGGTGGGGATGGAGTAAGTGGAAAACAAGGGAATTTTTAAAACTTCTCATTTCAGACAACATGATCATAAAAAAGACCGACCGAAAAAAAACCACCCTAAAGATAGTAAATTACGACAAATTCAACAATCCGCCAACCATAAAACAACCACAAACCGACCACAAACCAACCACGAACCAACCACAAACCGACACAAACAACAATGAAAACAATGATAACAATGAAAACAATAAAAGAGAGAGGGAACCGCTCCCGGAGATAAAGGCTCCGAAATACCCGACGGGGAAATATAACAACGTAATGCTCACCCAGGAGGAAGCGGTCAAGCTTTCCGGGGAATACCCTGCAGAAGCACCGGCCATGATCGAAAAGCTTTCCGAGTACATGGAGACGACCGGCAAGAAGTACGCCAACCATTATGCGGTCATTTGTAAATGGATCCGGGAGGACAGGGAGAAACCCAAACAGCAGCCAAAGAAAAATCAGTCCTTAGAATTTGCACAAAGGACTTATACAGACGACCAGATCAGAGCCCTGGAACGTAAAAAGCTGGGTTTAGAATAGGAGGACACACATGGGGCAAAAGGTAACGCAGAAAGAGATGATTTTAAAATACTTGCAGGACTTCGGATCTATATCATCCTGGGACGCATATGCAGAGCTTGGAATCACCCAGCTCGGCGCCCGGATATTCGAGTTAAAAGAAAAGGGTTATATTTTCAAAAAAGAGCGAGTAAAGAAGCTGAACCGATACGGGAAAGAAATATTTTTCGATAAATACAGCCTGGCGGAGGTCGGAACGTGAAAAAAATATTTATAACGATTTTAAAAGTTTTAGCACTTCTGGCGGCTTGCTTCTTGATGGCGATGGCGAGTTCTTCATTTCACGAGAAAAAAGGAAAAGCAGCAGAGCTAACCTTCGAGGAGACGATTCAGAACATCATCCGGGAGCACAAGATCATGACGGACAGGCTCATCGCAGCATGGGAGCACCGGAAGGAAGAGGTCGGACTTTTAGCAGAGGTCATATATTGGGAGAACTGGCACACCGACAAGGAGCACCTGGCGGCATATTACACCGGGGCAGTCGTAATGAACCGAGTCAACAGCAGCGCATGGCCGGACACCATAAAGGCGGTCCTTTACCAAAAGGGACAATACAGCACAACGAAATATTTTTACACGAAGGAGATCCCGCCGGAAGTATACGACATGGCGTGGGACATTTACCGGAACGGAACGCCGGAGGTTCCGGAAAACGTAATCTTTCAGGCGATGAGACCGCTGGGCAAGACCTGGAAGAAGGTCAACACCGATTATTTTTGTTTTGGATAAAGGAGAAAAGCATGGGAGCATACAGACCGAACAGCTTCGGACGCTTCGGGAGACTTCCGGATCCACCGGAGCCGCAGGAAAGAGACTGCGAGAATTGCAAACATTACGTCAAACAGAACGAAGGAAACACGGAGGCGCTATTCGGGGAGCTTTACGGATGCGAGAAGTGGAGCTGTGAATTTGAACCAAAGGAGGAAAACGAGGAGTAAACAATGGGGAAACTTAGCAAGGAAGAGGCCGCACGTTACGGAGGAGCGGCATGGATGGTCGAATACATCAAGAAGAACGGCATCGAGGCAGCAGAAAAGGAACTGGAGATGAGGGGAGCACGAAACATCCCGCTCGGAGTAAACAAGACCGACCTGCACAAATTCGAGACCGAGGAGAAAAAGAACACAATAGCAACGATCCTGCTCATGGCCTGCGCCACGCTTCACGACGAGTATGGCTTCGGATTTGACAGGATGAATCGCTTTATTGACAGATTCAACATGAAGACAGAGTGCCTGGTCGACAATTACGTGGACTGGGAAGACATACAGCAGACGATCCAGGAAGAAACCGGATTATATATACCGCTTCCGCAGGTATTCAAGAGGGAGGGATGACATGCACCAGATCACATTATACGACGAAGAGACAGACATCGAGAACGAAGTCGACCTGGAAGCACCGGAGGAAGTCCTGAACGCTTGGAAGAAGGCAAAGCAGACATTAAAGCGAGACTTCACAAAGCTGCAAGAGATGGATTATGAGGCGAAACTTTACAGACAGGAAGGCATCGCCCAGGACTTCCTCATCGAATGCCAGAGCAGAGGAAAGAGCTGCCACGTTTCCGTCGGAGGATTAGACAGCATCGTTTTATACATATGGCTAAAGAGCATCGGCATCGACGTGCCGGGGATCACAGTCTCAAACCTTGAGGACAAAGGCAACCAGAGGGTGCACAAGGCGCTCGGGCTTGAGTTGGTAAAGAGCTATAAAAGCAAGATCCAGGTCCTGCAGGAGTGCGGCTTTCCGGTAATATCAAAAAGGATCGCCGGAAAAATAAATCTTTTGCAGAACCCGACAGATCAGAACAAGACGGTCCGGCATGCGATCATAACAGGGGAATGCGGAGCACAGGGACACTTCGCAAAGAATAGCCGGATGAAGCTGCCGGAAAAATGGCTTAAACTTTTCGGAGGATACGAAAACGAGAACGAGGGCGTGGGTTATAGGAAACCGGAGCCGGAGTTCAAAGTCTCAAACGACTGCTGTTATTGGCTAAAGGAGAAGCCCTGCGACGACTGGGCAAAAGAACATAATTCATGCCCATACTTGGGACTTATGGCCAGCGAAGGAGGGCAGAGAGAAGAAGCCCTGGTCGAGCATGGGTGCAATTATTACGGAGCGACCGTGATCAGAAGCGCACCCTTCGCAATTTTCATGAGGAACGACATCCTGCGGCTCGCCTTGGAGATGAATGCCTGGTATAAAGAGCACGTCGAGATCTTCAAAGAGCTTTATTACAAGCAGCCATACAGCAGGAAGGCAAACGGCGAGATTATACCATACGAACCGCTGGACAGTATAATCCCGACGGCATACGGAGAAATCAAGCAGAAGGAGAACGGGGATTATTACACGACCAGGGCACAGAGGACCGGATGCAGCATGTGCGGCTTCGGAATCCACCTGGAAGAACGCCCGCATCGATTCGACATATTGAGGGAAGACAACCCAGGAGAGTGGGACTTATACATGAACCGCTGCTGCGTAGACGAAAACGGCGAGAGATACGGATGGGGCAGGGTGCTGGATTACATAGGAGTCGAGTGGAAGGACATCCCGCCGAAACAACTCACCATAGACGACTGGTTCAGGGAGAACGGGAAGGAGAGCACATGAAGGTGTATTACAAATTAGACGTTAACGACATAAAGCAGCTAATCGCTGAAAAATACGGAGTATCTACAAAAGGGATCGGGACATGTATGACAACGGAAGGCCCGGGCTTCATGGTAGACATGAGCAAGACGGAGACACCGGAGCCGGTCCCGTTTCGGGACTATGTAAGTCCGTTTCTTGGAAAGAAGGAAGAGCCTGCCGAGGAGAAGCCGGAACCTGCGAAGATTGAAGAGCAGCAAATCTCGCCAGAGTTTATGCAAATTGTAGAAGAGAATAAGAAATGGCTGGAAAAGAATAAAAATGCCGCTTTCGGCATTCCGTCCGAAAATGTGTCGGATGAAGTATTTCAAGAGCTGCAATACAAAAGGATAACGGACCAGGAACTGCTGAGCTGCCTTGAGGCGGGGCTTAAGGTTCCGGAGATTTGCGAAAAGTACGGCTTGACGAAACCCAAATATGCAAGCAGGCTTTACTGGAGAATCAACAAGGACAGATACAGCGAGGCATCAGACGAAAAGAAGGATCCCAGGAGCGAGGAGACAAAACAGATCCTGCGGGAGCTTCGGAAAGTACAGAAGAAGGAAAAAGATGAGCACGGTGTAATCTGGTATATTTGCCCGGTATGCAAAAAAAGATTCAATACGGAGAAATATCCGGATTATTCATACAAAGACACAAAGCACGTCTTCTGCGGATATGACTGCATGAGGAAGGCAGAAAAAGCACTTACCCCGGAAGGGTAAAAAATAAAAGCATCGCCCGTCAACGCATAGAATCTATAATATTATATCACACAACAAACAGGGCGTTGCAGCACAGGGGCGGTCAGAGATGGCCGCCCAGGAAGGAGAAGAGGCAGGAAGATGGACAAGGGAGAGTTAAGCTTATACCGTGACACATACGAGGCAGGGAGACGGGCAGGAATGGAAGAGCTCGCCCGGAGGATAAAGGAAGAGATGGGAGACATAAACATGGACATCTTTACAAACGAAGTAAAAGAGACAGTAGATGAATGCATGAAGGAGGCACTGAAGGGATGAGAGCGGAGGAGAAGAAGGAAGCCATCATGAGGATCCAGGAGAGGATTCTGAAACACGGCGTCCCGATAGACGCCAAGGCCTGGGACGACGACCTGGCCGCTTACATAGGCAAGATGCTGAAGGAAGAGCTGCGGGAAGACGAACCGCTCGGAACGGTACAGGGGACAGACTTCGATCACTGCCCGAGGTGTAATGGCATAATAGGTCAGAGCGCTTTTTATTGTAAGAGATGCGGAGCCATGATCAGGGAAGGAGGAGAATGAAAAAGGAAAACCTTTTCAAGCTGTGGGCTTACGACGCAGAAGCCAAGATGTGGGCAAACGGCAAGGACCAGATCCCGGAGAGAAGCATCGAAGCCATAGAAGCCATCCAGAAGAAAACGGAAAGCATGAGGGTGGAGCTTTACCAGTACATCGCCACAGTTGAGGATCCATATTACAGAGTGCTCCTGAATTATAGATGCATAGAGCGCAGAAGTTGGAAGGATATAGCAAAGAGGCTGGGCGGTTCCGCAGAATCACACCGGAAAGCCTTCGCAAGATTTATCGAAGAACAATAGACAATTATACATTTTTATGATATTATAAACACAGGAGGTATAAATGGGATTAACAGACAAACATTTAGCATACGGAGACGATATACCACAAACACAAACAGAAAAAGATTATTATTGGAAAATAAAGCATCTTAAAGAGGAAAATGACAAGCTGAAAGAAGCCGTAAAGAAGATTATGGTAGAGATAATTAATGATATACAAGGAATTTCTGAAAATCCTGATTACAAACCAATAGGGACTTACGATTATGTGAAAGGTTCGGAAGATTGCCGAAAAGTAGTACTTGAGATAATCGACAAGCATTTGAAGGAGGTAAAACAAGATGGATAATTACATCATTTACATTTCAAAAATAAGAACGCCAGAGGATAAGTACGGGATATTCTGGGGAAAAGTTGAGCTTCCGGACTACGACGAAGAAAAGGCAATAGCCAAGTACGATTTTATAAGGGTATTAATGGGTGATACGTTTGTGGTTACTTTGACGATTAAGGCAAGGCGATGAGTGAATGAGCAAACAGATTATAATATTTTAACAAGAATAAAAGAGCCGAAAGGCTCTTTTTTATTTTGTCCGTTTTGTCCGTTTTGTCCGATAGACTCGGAACAAATACAGATTTACAATAGAGACGGATGTGTGAGACAAAACCCCATTACTTCATCAGGAGGCGGGTGCAGATAACGCAGCCGTCTCCAACTCCATTTATAGGGGAGGGATACCGATGGCACAGCCATGGGCGGTGAACTTCTACCACTCCCGCCAGTGGGCCCAGGTTCGGGACTACATCATGAAAAGAGATCGTTATTCATGTGTTAAGTGTGGGCGCCCTGCACAAGAGGTTCATCACATAAAACATTTGACGAGGGAGAATATATGGGATCCTAAGATTACATTAAATCCTGACAACCTTGAAGCTTTATGCCGTGACTGTCACTTCCGGCAGCATCAGATTGATGAAGGAAAGACAATGTGTGAGAAGGGATTTGAGTTTGACGAGAGCGGACAGCTCGTTCCATCCCGCACTCGAAATATTTTTAACCCCCCCGGTTAAAATTTTTTCCAAACGCGATCGCATTCACCGTCGCCCAGCCCTTTTTTATTTCGAACGAAGAAGGCAAGTTTTTTTTGGAAGAAAGGCGAAGAAAGACGAAGATGTCAAAAAGAAAAGCAAAGTACTTCGATATAAAGCAAGTAATCCAGATGGCGACCGAATACGGAGTAGACAAAAATCCTTTGTTTGTTCAGACACTCAAAAATTATGAGACCATTCAAAAAGCCATCGAGATGACGAACGAGATCCTGATTTCAGACGACATGACAATCTCAAAAGAGTATGTCAAGGGCAGGGAGAACCTATACATGCATCCGGCAATAAAAGAATTGCCAAAGCAGATAGAGGCGGCAAACAAGACAGTCGACAAGCTCCTGGATATTATCGAGAAGCTTGGAAAGAAGAACACGACCGGAGATGAGCTATTAGATTACATCCGAAAATAGGAATCCTCGGAGGGGATAGTGATTGCAACACGAAAGCGGTAAGCCTTGACCGTTTCCCCTCTGTTCATTCATAAAGGCATATTACGAAAGGCGGTAATAGATGGACAGTGGAGCATATACTGTTTACGTCCATATAAACAAGACTAATGGCAAGCGTTACTATGGACAGACAAAAAGAAAAGCTACCAAGAGATGGGAAGGCGGCAAGGGCTACAAGAAAAATCAGCCGGTATTTTATAACGCAATCCAAAAGTATGGATGGGACGGTTTCGAACATATTATTGTTAAAGAACACCTAACACTGGAAGAAGCGAACCGGCTCGAGTCTGAGCTTATAGCAAAATATAAAACACTGTCTCATGAAAACGGCTATAACATCCTATACGGCGGAGGGAATAAAGCAATTCCTGAAAACGTAAAGGAAAAAATAAGACATGCACACCTTGGCAAGGCTTCCGGTCCCTGCAGTGAGGAAAGAAAGCACAAGATCGGAGCTGCAAACCGAGGACGGACATTTTCCGAAGAAGCCCGAAAGAGGATGTCGGAAGGGCAAAAAGGAAAGAAATACAGCGAAGAATATAAAAGGCTTAAATCGGAGCAGATGAAGCAACAGTGGGCTCATGGTTATAGAAAACCATCGAATAAGCCATCTCCGCAAAGAAGACCTGTTATAGCTTTTAATATAACCACGGAAAAAGAAGTAAATTTCGAAAGCATCACAAAGGCAGCCGAAGTTTTAAATATACAGAGAACATATATCGAAAGCGTTCTGACAAAAAGACAAAAGACAACAAAAGGGTATCGTTTCCGATATGCCGAGGAGGTGACTTAATGGAAAGTTACCTCGAAATATATTGCGATAAGATCTTAAGTGGCGAAATCATTTCCTGCGACAAGATAAAAACAATCTGCAAGAAGTTAAAGCATGATATCCATCATCCTGGTAAATACCATTTTGATGAGGAGATAGCAAACCATCATCTGGGATTTATTCAAAGGTTCTGCAAGACACCTTCAGGGAAGATCGGGACACCTTTGAAGCTGGCACTTTTTCAGGCGGCATGGCTTCAAGCAATATTTGGATTTGTAGATGATGAAGGTTACCGGCAATATAACGAAGTTATGATCATGTGCGGCCGTAAGAATGGAAAGACCACTCTTTTGTCGGCAGTAATGCTTGACCTTCTTGTAAATGACGGGGAAGGTTCTCCACAGGTCGTGAGCTGCGCCAGCACACAGGACCAGAGCAGATTATCATTCAATGCAGCTCTTAAGATGGTAAAGCAAAGCCCTGATTTGAGCAGGCACATCAAAAAAAGGGTATCGGATTTATATTTTGCTCCGAACTTTGGAACCATCAAGGCTTTATCCGGAAATCACAACGCCCTGGACGGCTTGGACATACATGGTTGCATCTGTGATGAGCTGGCTGCCTGGAAAGAGCGAGACACTTATGATCTCATGAAACAGGCGACTGGTGCCAGACGACAGCCGCTCATCATGACCATAACGACAGCCGGATATATTAGAGAATCAATCGGCGATGCTCAGTATGCTTACTCATGTGCAATCTTGAACGGAACCGCCAAAAATGACAGGTTCCTTCCGCTAATATATGAGCTGGACAATCCGGATGAGTGGTTAGACGAAAAATGTTACATAAAGGCAAACCCCGGACTTGATACCATAAAGAGCATGGAGTATATGAGGGAAGTGGTCCAAAAGGCAAAGGATGATCCTACATTCAAAAATACAGTCCTTTGCAAAGAATTTGACCTGCCCCAGACGGAAGTGGCATCGTGGCTGCCATACGAAGCCATCGTCAATGATACCGTGCACCCGATGGAGTTTTACGAGCATTCTTATTGCATCGGCTCGGTCGACCTGAGCTCTGTCCGAGATTTAACGGCAGCAGTGCTCCTGATCAAGAAGCCGAACGACAGCAATATATATTTGCTTGCACATGGATTTATACCACAAGCCAAGATTGACGACCTGCAGCGCGACAATTCCTATGAGGCACCATATAAATTATGGGCTGACCAAGGCTGGATAACAATCAACGAGGGTGCGCAGGTAGATTATGGCAAAGTCACCGAATGGTTCGTGAACATGGTCGAAAAACATGATATCAGACCTTTATGGGTAGCTTATGACAGGGCCATGGCAAATTATTGGTCACAAGAGATGCAAAGTTATGGATTTGAGATGGTGCCGGTGGCGCAAGGCCCATACACATGGACGTATAGCATGAAATCCATGGGAGCTGCATTCTTTGATCATAAAGTTATATATAACAATAATCCGGTAATGCGATGGTGCCTGAGCAATACTGCTGCCAAGGCACTCAACAAGGATGGCATAGAATCCATCCAGCCGGTAAAGATACAACAAAACAGGCGTATTGACCTTATGGTGGCAGCACTCAACGCATGGGTGGTTTATGACAAAAAATTTGAGGAATACATAAATTACCTGAGATGAAGAAGGAGCAGACATGGGCTTTTTAGATTTTTTCAGACCACTAAAATCATTAAAACAGGCACGATGGAGAGAGCTGGGAGCTTATACCGCGGTGTTTTCACCTTTTGGCAGGGACATCTGGAGGAGCGACCTGGTGCGTTCTTGTATTCGCGCGATCAGCGAACACACATCGAAGGCGAACGCCGTGTCGAGCAAGCCCGAAATAGCCCAGCTGCTGAACACAAAGCCGAACATGTACATGAACGGTAAAGACTTCTTGACGAAGATCAGGAACTGGCTTGAGGTAAAAAATACAGCATTTATTTATATAAACCGCGAACCTTTGACAGCGAAGGTCCTGGGATTCTATCCGGTGCCGTATGAGAGCTTCGAGGGGATAGAGGCAGAGGGTGAGCTTTTTATAAAGTTCTACTTTGCAGGAAATAGCGAGAGACAGCTTATCCTGCCGTGGGCAGACCTGGCGGTCATGCGAAAAGATTATTATTCAAGCGACATTTGGGGCGACGACAACGGCGCCATCCTTGAGAAGCTGGACATCATAAACACCGCAGACCAGGGCGTGGCAAACGCAGTGAAGAGCACCGCAAACCTTCGCGGAATACTTAAGAGCACCAAGGCCATGCTGAAGCGTGAGGACATAAAAGAGCAGCAGCAACAATTTATAGAAGACTACATGAACCTGAGCAACAACGCCGGAATCGCATCGCTTGACGCTTCGATGGACTTCCAACCGATAAAGATGGAGCCCATCGTTGCAGATTCCTCACTTGTTAAGGAATACCGGGACGACGTATTCCGTTATTTTGGAGTCAACGACAAGATCCTGATGAGCTCATACAACGAGGACGAGATGGAAGCCTTTTATGAGGCAAGGATCGAGCCGTTCCTTGTAGCACTTGGCACGGAGCTCACCCGGAAAGTATTTTCCGACCGAGAGCTGGCGCTTAAAAATTATATAATATACGAATCCAACCGCATCGGATACGCGAGCAACAAGACAAAGCTTAACATGATTCAGCTTGTCGACCGAGGCATCCTGACACCGAACGAGCTGCGCCAGGTATTCAACCTCGCACCATACGACGGCGGCGACGAGTTCATCCGGAGGCTTGACACGATGCCGACCGGGGAGAAATCAGACGAGGAGGGGACAGATTAAATGGACATTATGGAAAAGATCAGCAAGGGCAGAGAATACCGCAAGATGGAGTTAAACATCGGCGAGCCCGATTCTTACAACGTAAGAGGATATGCAACCACATTTGACACAGCATACACGCTCTGGGATACCCCGGACTTTAGGATCGACGAGATCGTGGACGCCCGCGCTTTCGACGGATGCGACATGCGTGATGTTATATTCCAGTACGACCACGAGGGGCGCGTTTTTGCCAGGACAAGCAACGACACCCTGCAGCTTACACCGGACGGACACGGCCTGCAGGTAAATGCCTATTTAGGCGGGACAGAGATCGGCCGCAACCTTTACGAGGAGATCAAGGGCGGCTATACCAGCAAGATGTCTTTCGGCTTTCATGTAGAAGCCGACGAGATAAAGGAAGAGGAAGTGGACGGCAAGACCATCTACACGAGAACAATCAAGAGCATCAACAAGCTTTATGACGTTTCCGCTGTTTCACTTCCGGCAAACGACGGGACGGAGATATCAGCCCGCAGCTTGAGGGACGGAGCGATCGCCAAGCTGGAAGCGGAGCGACTTTTAAAGGCTGAGAGAAGGAAGGCCCTCGAAGAAATCAAAGCAAGAGCCGCTGAGCTCTTGAGGAAGGACAGGACACATGAACATTGAAGAAATGAACCTGGAGCAGGTAGAAGCGAGAATGGCCGAGATTGAAGCAATCAATCCCGAGACATACGAAGGCGACGCAGAAGAGCTCAGGACAGAGCTGGAAGCTTTAGGCGCACGCTTCGAAGAGTTAGAAAAGCGCCAGAAGACCGAAGAGATCCGCAAGGCACTCGAAGAGGGGAAGAAGATCCCCAACAAGATAATCAAAAAACAGGAAGACGAAGGGAGAAAGACAATGACATTTGATTCTAATGAATACCGCGTAGCATGGGACAAGATGATGTTAGGACTTCCCATGACAGACGAAGAGAGAACAGCTTTCACACACACAACAGGCACAACCTCCGGACAGACCGCAGGTTACACCGTGCCCACCACACTCGTGAACAGGATCTGGGACCTCATCGAAGAGAAGCACGCAATCCTCGGTGACATTACCATTTACAGAACCGGCACAATCCTCGACGTTGTAAAGAGAACCGCAATCGCAGCAGGTGACGCAGCAACAGCAAGCGAGGGCGCAGCACCCAGCAACGACGAAAACAACACCTTTGCAAAGGTTACCCTTGCAGGTAAAGACTTCGCTAAGTCCGTTAAGATCAGCTATGCACTCGGCATCATGAGCATGGACGGCTTCGAGAGCTTCATCGTTAAGGAGATCGGCGACAGAATAGGTGCAGCACTTGCAGCTGATGTTATAAGCCAGATCGGAACCGACTATTACAGCACCGGAAACGACCTCGATGTTGCTACTTCCGGCAAGGTAGTATGGACCGACATCGCTGGCGCTCTTGCAGTTCTTAAAAACGCAAGCAATATCAACGTTTACGCTTCACAGGCTACAATCTATAAGTACATCGTGGGCATGGTAGACACCACAGGCCGTCCCCTTTTCCAGCATGACGCAAACGAGAAGATCCGCGGTTACCTTGCAGGCTTCCCTGTAAAGGCAGAGGACGCAATCGCTGACGACCTTATCTGGATCGGCGATCCCGACCAGGTAGTGGGCAACATGGTACAGGATATCATGGTTGAGAGCGACAGAAACATCGAGACACATACAATCGTTTACGCAGGTTATGCGAGATTCCAGTGCGCACTTGTAGCACCGAAGGCATTCGCAAAGCTCGATGTAACCCCATAAGTAAGCGCCTGTCGGGGCTGACGATCGGCGCGCTTACTCTGACACCCGCATTTGATCCGGACGTGACCGAATACACGGTTACAACACCGAACGCATCAAACAAGGTGACAGCAACAGCCGAAAGCGCTGACGCCACAGTGGAGATCACCGCAAACGACACCGAGATCGAGAGCGGTGACACCGTAACCTGGGACGAAGGCGAGAACGAGGTGGTCGTTGAGGTAACCGGAGACGACGGGACCACAACTTACACCGTAACCGTTACGGCGGGAGATTAAAAAACACATCCGGGAGGCTTTAGGGCTTCCCGGATATAAAGGAGAAGGACATGGCATTACTTGACACAATCAAAAAGGCCGACAGGATAACGACCACAGCACTCGACACCGAGATCACAAGGCTCATCGCCTGGGCGAGGGCAGAGATGGTCCGCGTGGGCGTTCCCGCAGATAAAGCAGCATCGACCACAGACGACCTGATCCAGCAGTGCATCGTTGAGGGCGTACTTTCCAAGATAGCCACAGATGAGAAGATCAGGGATGCCGCAGCCGACGCCTTTATGTATCAGCTGGACGTGTTGAGAAAATACACCTGGCCGGAAGAACCGGAGCCTGAACCGGAACCCGATCCCGAACCGGATCCTGAGCCGGAGCCCGAACCGGAGCCGGAGGAAGAAGGCGACAATGATTCATAATTCAGAAGCCACCCTCATCACCCTGACCGCTTCCGGTTCCACGGTAACGAGGACCGAGAAAAATGTTTTTTGCGGTAAGCGTTCCGTGACTTACAAGGAATTTTACGCAGCCATCCAGGTCGGGATCAATCCGAGCTATATATTCGAATTTGATATTAACGAATACGAATCCGCCTTCGTAAAGGTAACGGAGACCGGAGGCACGGTGAAAGTTTACAGACCGACAGAGCTCATCTTCGAGGGTGAAAAGTTCAACATAATTCGAACATTCGAGACCACGGACCACACAATCGAGGTGACAGCAGGCTTATGACAGTAGACTTACAATTCCAGGGAGCGCTCAACGGGATAGTTCAAGACATCCTGCGGAGCGAAACGATTCTGGAGTCCCAGCAGATGGAAGTCATGGACAAGATCGGCAAGGTCATAAAAAAGAAAGTAGAAGACAACCTGCCTGTTTCTGACGAGCACGGCACCGGATACAAGCACATGAAGCGCGACGTGAAGGTCTCCGTGCAGGGCAAGAAGAAAAAGACCGGCACGACCGGCGTGGTTATTCACGGAGGAAAACAGACAGCTTATAAATGGCACATGCTGGACGACGGAACCAGGAACCCGGACGGAACCATCCACACCCCGGCGCTTCATTTTACAACGAAGGCGCTGGCGGAGTCGGAAGGCGAAATAAATGACATAATAGACCAGTTAGAAAGGAGGATAGTGCAATGACCGAAGCAGGACTTAAAACGCTGATAGAAACGGCCTTGTCTATCCCCGTTTTTGAAGGTAAGGATTCTATCACATACCCGGCGGCCACACTTGAATGCCAGGAAAACAAACCGGAGCTGTTCGGCGACGGCTTGATCGTACGGCGAATGATAACCGCATTCATCAATTTATGGTATGAAGACAAAGCCGGAAGGGATAACGCCATTACCGAACTTTTAAAGGTTTTTGATTTTCGGATAGACATCAGCGCCCCGGATATAGAATCCTATTATGACACGACCGCGAAGAAATACCGAGCAATTTTGACCGTCCGCTTTTTATACGAAGGGACGAACCAATATTTTTATAATGACGGCCATCTATACCAGGATGCCGTCAAAAAGCAATATGATTTTACATATGACGCACCGGAGGGTGAGCTTCAATACACCTCGCTCGGAGGCACGGACACATTCAGCCTGCAGGCCGGAAAGCTATATGTAAACGAAACAAACCAATGAAAGGAGTTTCAACATGGGATTTAAAGTAAACGTTAGGAACTGCAAGCGTGCAGCAGTAACCGCTGACACTTCAAGTTCATACACGATCGGAACCCCCGTC